GAGTATAGTCGACGGCCTAGAGACAGTATTCAAAAACTAGGAGGATTATAAAATGGCAACAACAACGTTTAATGGTCCGGTTAGATCCGAAAAAGGATTTCAACAGGTCAATAAAAACACTTCAACAGGCGTTTATACTGCAAGAACTCTGGGACTAAAACCAGATCTTACTAGTCTAACTGCTACTGTAGTAGCAACAGCAGGAACATTAACTTATGCCGCTAATGTAATTACGGTCAACAATTACACAGGACTCGCAACACAAGCGGTAACATTACCGGCAGCGACAGTAGGAACTATAGTAGTTCATGCTCAATCAGATGATTCAACTGGTGGTACAGCTGTTCTTAGTTTTACATGTGCAGGATCTGATGTTTTTAGAACTGGTTCAAAAATGGAAAGTAGAGCCACTGGAACAGTTCAAACTATTTCTACGTCTGTCGCAACAAATACGGTATTAACGTACACACCTGCGAATGCAGCAACTAATAGTTTAACTCATGGTTGTTATCTGTATTTTACATGCTATGAAAAAGGCACTTGGGACTTTGCTTTTGACTTATCAAGAGCAAATGATGCAGACACAGGCGCAGCTGCTTGGAGTTAATAAATAAATAATGTAAGCTCCTTCGGGAGCTTACAATTAAGGAGATAAAATTATGGCAAACGTATCAGACGTAAAATCGAAATTTTTTGAACCGGATGGTGTCGATGCTGATCAAGTATCTGCATCAGGTTCGGCTACAACTTTAGTTATAGCTGATGGAGGACCTTACGGAAATCTTACGGAAACAATAACTTTATATTCAACTGCGGATAATAGTGGAATAACTTTTGATATTACTGGAACTGATGGAAATGGAGATGCTCAAACAGAAACTCTTACAGGTCCTAATGCAGGTACTGTAAATTCTGCCAACAAATATTTGACGGTTACTAGTATTGTTGGATCAGGATCTATTACGACGGATATTCAAGCAGGAATATTGGGCACAGGAGCACTTACTGGAACTGTATTCGCAGGAAGAACAAGAATCAGAGGATTAACAGGTACAAGTAAAGCTTCTGCTGGCAATATAGTTTTTAAGAACACTTCAATAACAGGAACTACTTTATTAACGATTCCTTTAACCGGTGCAGTAGGCAATATAGACCCTTACATTCCTGATAATGGAGTACTGTTTAGTGCGGGTGCGTACATAAATCTAACTGCAGCTGATGTCACAGGTATAACAGTATACTATGACGGGTAGGGTTACATGGCTAACACTACTTCTCAATCATACACTTTCGATAAAACTCTTCCGGTTGATGAGATCGTAGAAGAGGCTTACGAAAGAATCGGTTTACAAAACGTTTCTGGGTATCAACTCAAAACAGCTAAACGATCTTTAAATCTATTATTTTCTGAATGGAGTAATAGAGGACTTCATTATTGGGAAGTGGCTAATCAAGGTTTTACTTTAGTAGAAGGACAAAATGTTTATACGAGTTATCGATCCCCTCAAGATGGTGCTTCTAATGGATTAACAACGACTTTATCGGCAGGCATTACTGATTTAGTCACAGATATTCCTTTGACCGAGGTCAAAGATATGCCTGGCGCTGACGATGGAGGCGGAACAATTACAGTAGGGTCTGAAACAATTAGATATACAGGAAAATCTGCGACAACTGGCGCAGCGAATCTTACAGGAGCTGTTCGTGGATCCAATGGAACCACAGCTGCTTCTCATTTAATTTCTGCTGCTGTTACTCAACATGCTACGGGAATGGATAATATTTTAGAATGTAATTATAGAATTACTTCTACTGATATTGATTCCCCTATGACTGAAGTGAGTCGATCCCAGTATCAAGGTTATTCTAATAAAGCTGCAAAAGGAACCCCTACTTCTTTCTTTGTTCAAAGATTTATTGATCGAACAACTTTAACAATTTATTTAACCCCAAGTGCAGCGGTGGATGGAAATAAATTAAATATTTATTATGGACGAAGGATTCAAGACGCAGGTGCTTATACAAATGCAACTAATGTACCTTATCGTTTTGCTCCTTGCATGACTGCCGGATTAGCATTTTACTTAGCACAAAAGAATGCTCCACAGAGATCACAAGAAATGAAACTTTATTATGAGGATGAATTGGCTAGAGCCGTAAAAGAGGATGCTGATATTACAAGTACATATATCGCTCCTAAGGTTTACTATCCTAACGCTTAACTATGACTACATTTTCTTCAGGTAAGCATGCACTGGCTATTTCAGATAGATCTGGACTAGCTTTTCCTTATTTAGAAATGGTAAGGGAATGGAATGGAGCATGGGTTCATTTTTCAGAATTTGAGCCTAAACAACCTCAACTCCAACCTAAACCTACAAGTGCAGATCCCCAGGCTTTACAAAGAGCTAGACCATCACGAGTAGCTTTTGCTACCCCTGCTCCTTTAAATGATAATCCTTTTACGACTGAAGTAGGCACAACAGTTATTGTAAATCAAAATAGACATCAACGATCTACTGGAGACGCAGTCAGATTTTATCAAGTCAAAGAACCTGTAGGAGGAGTAGCTATTTCTACTTTTGAACTCAGTACTACTTTAGCTACAACTATTACAGCTACAGATACTTCTATTGTACTAACCGATGGTTCAGAATTTCCTACAGCAGGATATATTGTCATTGAAGCAACGAATACGGACACAGCCTCTTTACAATACGGAAAAATTACCAGTGAAACTATTCAATATACCGGTCGAAGTACGAATACTTTAACAGGCTGTACTCGAGGAACCGCAGCTCCTTCTTATGGAGTAACGCCTGAGTCTACGAAAGCAGTAGCGCATACTTCTGGAGCAAAAATTTATGGCTCATATGAAATAACTAAGATTGACAGTACTATTCCTTATGCAGGACAACCAACTACTTTACCGGTAAGTAATAGTTTTAGTTTTACTTTAGCAAATGCTGCAACTAGCATAGCAACAGGAGGAGGGTTTTTTGTTTTCGGTGGACCCGTAAACGATAGATCATAATGTTTAAATTTCTTAAAAAATTATTTGGTAAAAAAGAGGTTCCTGTGGTAGCACCCCCTAAACCAAAACCAACTCATTGCCCTACTCATTCAAGATATATGAAGAGTTGCTCAAGCTGTAACACTGTTGTACAAAGGGGTTATTAATTATGGCTGGATATACACTTTCACAATTAGAAACTCACATTAGAAACTATACTGAAGTAGATAGTAATGTTTTGACTGGTGCTATTTTAGCTGGATTTATAGAAAATGCAGAGTTTAGAATTTTTTATGATGTCCCTAGTGATAATAATAGATTTGTTAGTGAAGGAAATTTAGCTGTTGATGATAATACAATAAATGTTCCAGGAAAAGGAAGCAAAGGAAATACTGGAACAGTATTTGTGCGTGGTTTAAAAGTTTTTAATAGTACTAGTGTTAGTACGGGTCCTGGAGAATGGTTACAGAAAAAGGATCAAACTTATTTAACTGAATATGTTGACCGACTAACGGGAACAGAAGGGGGTCAACCAGACCAGGATGTAACAGGATTTCCTAAGTATTATGCGATGTTTGGGGGTGCTACAGCGGTTTCTGATACGACTTCAGGAGGTCTTTACGTAGCTCCTACGCCAGATGCTAATTATATGTTTAGAATATACTATGATATGGTACCTCAAAGTTTAGTGACTAAAACATCTGGAACTTATTTAAGTCAGTACTTTCCACAGGGCTTATTATATGCTACCTTAGTTGAGGCTTTTGGGTTTTTAAAAGGCCCGATGGACATGTTGACATTATACGAGAATAAATATAAACAGGAAGTACAAAAGTTTGGAGGAGTCCAAATTGGAAGACGAAGACGAGATGATTATACTGACGGCACCGTTAGAATACCTGTCAACTCTCCGTCGCCTTAAAAATTAGGAGAAAAATATTATGCCAATATCATCAGTATTACAAAATACGTTTAAAGAAGAATTATTAGGAGGCTATCACAGCTTCAATGCTTCAGGTGATACACCCGCTGGCAGCGCTTTTAAAATAGCTCTTTACACAAGTTCAGCAACAATTGACACTACTACAACTGCTTATTCAGCAACTAATGAAGTTGCATCGGGTGGTGGTTATACTACTGGTGGAGAAGCTTTAACAAATACCGGAGTAGCTAAAAGCACGGTTACTTCTTATAC